GTTAGAGTTCATTAAAGAGAATCCCCAAGTATTGAATCCAATAGGTGCAGGAGGTAAGATTACATCAAGTCCATTAGTGCAATACATATTAGAAAGATTGCATGGATTAAACCAAAACAAAGATGAGTGAAAAATTATATACTATAATAACAAATTTATTTTATACAGGGTTAACTATAGGGTTATTGATGTTAATTTGGTTTGGATGTCGTGAGATTATTTATGACCTTATTCCAAATAATTATCTTAGATCAACTTGTACTTTTCTATTATTTATATTAATAACTAATAAATGGTATCCCTGGATAAAAAATAAGTAAGGAGCTGTCTTTACAAAACCATATAAAAGTAAACAGATTTGTTTACAAAATCAATAGCTACTCCAGTAACAAAAGATACTAAGTAGTTGTAGAAATTGCTACTATAGTGCTTTATACTACACTTTTAGGGGTAAAAAGCATTTTAAAGGGGTAAAAAGCATTTAGTAGTGCAATTGAAAAAACTAAACCAAAACAAAGATGGACATAAATGAACTAAGGCTTGAGGTACTTGAACAAATACTCAACATACTAGATGAATCAATATTAGAAGAAATTATAAAAATAATTGAGGAGCATGAAGATAAGTAAGCACAGTATAGTAGGACAGTTTCATGTGTTACCTTACATTAAGATAACGTATGACAGAACTCTTAACGGAGAGTATGAATTTATAGTTGGGTGGATGAGTGTAGGAATATCATTATCATATAAAGCAAAACAAGGATGAATGTGTTAAACCTATAAAGCAAAAAAAATGACTGAACAAGAATTAGAAGAATTTCAATTAATATCCACACACCCGATCAAGAAATCAGACTTAGGGTTTCATGGAAAACTTTTTGGTGGTAAACTATTAGCGTGGTTAGATGCAGCAGGAGCAGCATTCGCAGCTCAAGTATGTGATACCCCAAGAATGGTTACAATAAAGATAGATGAATGTTTGTTTAAAAAAGCATCCAAAGAAGGTCAACTACTAAAAATCTATGGTAAAGTATACGAGTTTGGAACTACATCTGTAACTCTATTATTAGAGTGTAGAGCACATAGCGTATATACAGGAAAACAAACATCAGTATTAACAACTAACATAAAGTTTGTTAGAGTAGATGGTGATGGCGATGCTATACCTATATCAGAAAGAGTTAAAAATAAATTAAACCAAAACAAAAATGACTGAACAAGAATTAATATCACTAGGCTTTGAAAAGCATATAGAAGAAGATGAAGAAAGCCCATACTATTATTATACATTGAATATAGTAGAAGGCTTGTATGGCATCACAGATGCTGATGATGAAATTAAGAATGATGAGTGGTCTATAGAATTATCCTTTGACTGTAACCCAAGAATAAAGTTCAGGGATGTTAAGTCACTGACTGAGCTAATTAATTTATTAAACCAAAACAAAGAAGATGAAAGATAAAAGAAAAGAAATAAAAGTAGATCATCCAGAGTTTGGACATGTGATATTTCACGGAGCAACTGCTAGACAAATGGAAGTATTAGAAAATCTTAAAAATACATGTGCCATAGCAGATGATATAATAGCTCAGAACAAGATGTTGGCAGATATGATTATAAATAAAGATAAAGAAATAGAAAAGTGGAAGGAAGAGTTAAAAAAATTAAAAAAATCAGGAGAAAATCCTTATATTGATTATCTAACCTGATTAGTGTGAAAAAGAATGACAACATAGATGAGCTCATAAATAGATATATGAGAATAAAAAGAAAAAAATTTTTAAAAAAGTTTAAAATAAAAGTATTAATTAAAAAATGAAATATTTAAAGAAATTATTAAAAATATTATACATTACAGTTGGATTAATTACTATTATTTCTTTAATAATAATTATCCCACATTATATTTCAATAAATTCTCATAGTTCTTCAACAGAAGCAGAATTTTATTTATCAGATAACGGAAGACATATTGACATTATACTATATGAAGAAGGACGTTATAAAGCATATGGTTGGGGATCAAAAATCTTTTTTACAGAGGTTGAGACTTGGGATGATTTAACATGCGGAATTGCATTCAAAGCTTTATTTACAGAACCGGAAAGTTTAATGCGTGTAATAGATTCTTATAGAATAAATACAAATTGGGTAAAAGTTAATTGCTCTAAAAAACAATATTTAATTGTAAAAGAAGAAATCAATAATTCATTTTTTAATGATAAAGAATTTAATTCTAACCCTATATTAAAATATAACAATACTAAATTTTATAAAGCTAAAGGATCTTATAATGCATTAAATACTTGTAATACATGGGTAAATAATATTCTTGATAAAGCTGAATTAAAATGTGTTTTATACACCTTAACAAGTGGAGCAATAATAGATTTATATGAAGGATAACATTTTTATAAAGCTCTCCGTCAAAGATGGAAAGCTTAGTTTTCCAATGAAAGCTCAAGAAACTAAATTAAATACATTTCTTAAAAATTTACCAAATGATGCAAAATTAGAAATGTTTATAGGAGTTACTACAGATAAAGGTAGTAATCCACAATTAGCAAGAATTCATGCTATGATTAGACAATTAGCAAATGATATTGGATATACATTTGAAGAAATTAAATTACAAGTAAAAAGAACAGCGGGATTATGCTTTACAAGAAATAATACAGAATATTGCAAATCTTTTGCAGATTGTGATAAAGATGATTTAAATCTAGCTATACAAGCTTGTATTGAAATAGGTGATTTTAGTGGAGTCCAATTAAGATGATTGTTGTTCTTTGATGGATTCTTCTATTCTTTCATTTATTTCATTTATTTTATCAGCATCTTGCTTAAATGTAGCAGTCATTAATTCATCAACTAAATCTTGATCAAGTGTAGCTTCATTTTTGGTATTAAATCCCATTTGATAAGCTCTTGCTTTAAGCATTTGTTGTAATGAAAATATTGTAAATAAATGCATTTCAATTTCAGACCAAGGATCTGCTTCTAAATCCGCTTCACCTAATACGTATTTTTCAAATTTAGCAAATATAAGTGGAGATTCTCCGGGATTATCCAATCTCATAATATGATACATCATTAATTGCTCCAATGCAAAAATATAAGAAGATCCAATACTTAATTCAGTAAGCATTTTAGTATAGTCTATAGTATCGTGTAATGCAACTCTTTCTTTTTTTTCTTTATCAGCCATAATAATTATTTTAATAGTCAAATTTATGAATAAAAATGAGATAAACATACCAAATATAAAAAAAATGTTGTGTGATGGGTTAAAAACATCAGGTTGGATGTTTTTATTAGAACCAATTATAAATAGTGATAGATTTGATGAAGTTATATATTTTCTTAAAACAGAAGTAAAAAATAACAAAAGATTTACACCTAAAATAAAAGATATATTTAAAGCATTTGAAGAATGTCCTTATAATAAATTAAAAACAATATTTATAAGTCAAGATCCTTATCCAGAATTAGGAGTAGCTGATGGCATTGCCTTTAGTTGTTCTAAGACAAAAACAATACAACCTCCATTACGCTATATATTTAAAGAATTAAATGGAAGTCAATGGGATAGTCTTAATCCAGATCTTAAAAGATGGTCTAATCAAGGAGTTTTATTGCTTAATACTGCGCTTACTGTTCAAATAGGTAAAATAGGAAGTCATCATGATTTATGGAAGCCTATAATTAAATTAATATTAAGTGAGATAAATGATGATCTTGATGGAATACCTGTAGTATTGTTTGGTGTTAAAGCTGAAGAATGGCATTTAAGACTCCATAATCAAAAAATATTTAAAATACCACATCCTGCATCTGCTGCATATAATGGTGGAAAATGGGATTGTGATAATATATTTTATAAAATAAATGTGATATTACAAGAGCAAAACAGAAGTCCTATTCTTTGGTAAAGAATGTTATAATTTGTATATTTACAAACTTAAATCAATATGATTAAACTAAAAGAAAGTCAAAAAATAAAATTAACTTCTCAAGAACAAGTTGAATTAGAAATTTCTAATTTTAGAAGTAAAATGTTCAATATACACAATGTTAAATTATATGTAGTTTCTGTACCGGTTAATCCAAATCAAAATAGAATTATATCATTAAAAGAATTATGGGCTTTATTAATTGAAGTTGTAGCAGAAAATGATCCTGAATATCTAGAATATACTTTTTTACAAAAAAAAACTAGAAAGAGAACATGGATAACTTATATGCATGCATTTTCTCATATAGCTAATAAAGAATTAAACTTTGGGCCCACGCTTATTGGTGAATTTTTACACAAAAATCATGCTACTGCTATAAATTCAATTAATAGATCAGAAGCTTATATTTGGAGTAATGATGAAACTTTTATGACTGGATATAACTTATTACTTAATAAATTAAAAGATTATGTGGGAACTATTCCAAAAAATACAGAAATATAAAATAACACCAGATCAATGCTTAATATTATTTGCATTTAATGAAGATATCACGCCTTTAAATTGTGGAGCTGCTGATTTATCAGCTTTATTTGAAGAAGGATATATACATGAAGATAAATCTATAACTCCAGAAGGTAAAAAAATTATTGTTACACTTGATAATTACTTCCTTATAAATAAGAAAAAGACCAATGCTCAATTATTGGGTAAAAGTGGTAAATTAAATATTAGTCAATACAGGGAAATATTTCCTGCAATTAAATTACCATCTGGGGTCCCAGCTAGAAACAATGTAAAAATACTAACTGAAAATTTTAGATGGTTTTTTGCAGAATATGATTATACCTGGGAAGATGTTATAAAAGCAGCTAAAATGTATGTAAATGAATATAGAGATAAAGAGTATATGTATATGCAGAATAGTCAATATTTCATTTCTAAACAAGATAAGCATAAAGTAAAGACATCAAAACTTGCAGATTACTGTGATATGATTAAAGATGGAGTTACTACAGAAGAAGATTATTTTAAAGAAAAAATAGTATGAGTGATAAACAAGCCTGGAATGGTCAATACAGTGCTTTTAATGAAGCATTGCAATATATGATGAAAAGACAGACTGGAGAAGAAAAGTCTATATATACACCTTGGCCAAAGTTTAATGATGCTACTACAGATGGATTAGAGTGGAATACTCTTACTGTAATTGGCGGAAGACCTGGCTCAGGTAAAACTTTAATTAAAGATCAGATTATAAGAGAATCATTTGATTTAAATCCCAATGATGATTTTAGAGTTTTAGAATTTCAATTTGAAATGGTTGGAAGAACTTCAGCAATTAGAGAATTTAGTTCTTTAACAGGAAAAACTTATAAAGAACTTTGTAGTGCAGGTAGTGTAGTATCAAGCGATACTATCAACAATTGCCATCAATATGCAAAAGAAAGAGTGAAGCATCCGGTTGATATAATTAGTACTCCTATGACAGTTAATCAAATGAGAGATCAATTAGATATGTATATGAACTTTCATAAAGGTAAAAAGACTATGGTAACGTTAGATCATACAATACTTGTAAAGAGAGCTCCATATCAAAATAATAGATTAGACATGCTATTTGAGTTAGGTGAGTTTTTTACTCAAGCTAAAAGAGATTACCCTTGTTTATTTATTGCATTATCTCAGCTTAATAGGAATATTGATAATCCTGATAGAGCTGTAGATGGTAAATATGGTAACTACGTTCTTGAATCAGATATATTTGGTTCAGATGCAATGTTACAACATGCTGATACATTAATTGGTATAAACAGACCTGCAAAACAAAAAATTAGATTTTATGGGCCTGATAGATATATAATAAAAGATGATAGAACTCTTGTATTACACTTTCTTAAAGCAAGAAATGGAGATGCAAGAATGAGTTTTTTTAGAGGTGAATTTGAAAAAATGCAAATAGCTGAAATGAAAACACCAGACCAACAAGATAGAAGATGATAAGTACTAAAAATAAAAAAAATATAACAAATGCAAATATGACACCAACTGAAAGAAAAGAAAAAGTTGCAAAATTAAGAAAAGAGCATGAAGAGTATTTTCAAACTATTGATGAAACTGATGCTTTATATATACCAAAAATGGCATATAGACCATCGGGCAAAGATGATTTGCATATATCCTTTTTTCCTAGTGAACTAGAAAAAGGCGGTGAAATATATACAGAATTTGTAAGCATAGCATATGACTCTGAAGATCCAAAAAGAACTTTATACCTATATAAGTATAATCCTCATTGGAAAGAAGAATATGAGCTTGTAACTAGTAACTCAGGATTTGAAAGACATCTTATTCCAGTAAATGAATTAAGGATAATAAATGATGTTACATCAAGAGGTAAGGTAGCCTCTATTTTAAAAATAGATGATTTGCCAAATCCGGATGATATTATTGAAGGTAACCAAGAATGGTTAAAAAGAATAGCAATAGCATTAGAATCAATAGCAAAATCAATAAATAAATAAATATGGCGCAAAGCACATTAGTAATAGCAGAGTCAGGCTCTGGTAAATCTACATCAGGTAGAACTTTAGATTCAAAAGAAACTTTTTGGATTAATATAGCAAACAAACCTTTACCATTTAAGGGTTGGAGAAAAGATTATACGTTAATTAGCAAAGATAATCCTAAAGGTAATATGACAAATGCGTCATCAGCTGCTGGAATTATAAAAGCTATTCAACATGTTAATGATAAAATGCCTCATATAACTAATTTAGTTGTAGATGATTGGCAATATATGTCCGCTTTTGAGTATTTTGATAAAGCAAATGAAAAAGGATATGATAAATTTACCTCAATAGCTTCTAACCTAGCCCAGGTAGCAAAAATGCCAAAAGACTTGAGAGATGATTTATATATATTTTTTCTAACTCATTCAGAAGAATCAACTGATATGAATGGTCGTAGAAGAGTAAAAGCAAAAACTGTTGGTAAAATGATAGATAATGCTTTAACTTTGGAAGGATTATTCTCCATTGTGTTATTTGGTAAAGTTATTAAAGATGATGATGGTGTATTACAATATGGATTTGAAACACAAACTGACGGGAACAACACTTGTAAATCTCCTATGGGTATGTTTGAAGAATCCTTTATAGAAAATGATTTACAATATGTAAAAGATTGTATAATCAAATATGAACAATAAATAAATAATTAATTAATCAAAAAAAGAAAGTATGCTAAATACAAAAGACATGAGTGCCGGATCAGGCAAAACAAGACCTGTAATTACTGTAGGTAATCAAAAAGTTAAAATTAATAAAATTACTTTTGATCAAACACCATATGATAAAGATTCATATAATGTTGTATTACATGTAGAAAGTGAGCCAGTAACTGGTGAATTTGATGGATTTTTAGTAGACTCTACAGATCAAAATGGACCTAGATATAAAGGCCAAGTTGGAAGAGTAAGATTAAGTCCATTTGCATATAAAGATGCAACATTACCTAGTGGTAGAGAAATCACAAGAGATCAAGAAGTATTAAAAGGTATGATTTTTTTATCTGAAGTTTTAGGTAAAAGAGATGATCTTGATAATATTGAAGCAGATACTATTGAAGAATTCATGGTTTCTGCTAATAGTCTATTATCTGGAGATACATATATCAATGCTTGTATTGGAGGTAGAGAATGGGAAAATAAAGAAGGGTATATTAACTTTGATTTATTCTTACCAAGAAACTCTAAAGATGGTGTAGCCCTGGAATCATTAGATAATGATAATAGTAGATTATATACATTTTCTAAATCAGATCACGTTCGTGAGTTAAAAGGTAAAGCTGCTACTGCAGGAACTTTTGAGCCTGTTAAAGCGGCTAAAGGAGATGATTTTGATCTTTAATATTTAAAATTAAGACATCTTTTTTAGGTTATGGTCTATAACTATCAATCTTTTTATTAATATTTAAAAATCAACACATGAAAAAGTTATTTTTTAGTTTATTTGCACTTTGTGCACTTTATTCTTGTAATGATTCAGATACACATGAAGCTACATCTGATGCTGCACCAGCAGTAGAAGAAATTGCAGAAGTTGTAGTTGAAGAAGCTGTTATTGAAGTTGTAATTGAAGAATCAGCTGATGCTGTTTCTCCAGACGCTGAAGTAGTTGCAGAAAAAGAGTAAAAATCTAAAAGGGATAGACATATAAAATTGTCTATTCCTTTTTTTTTAAATTTATAATATGATAAATACTAAAAACTTAGTTGTAAGAGAATCAGATATTCCAAGTTATTGGGTTTTTCAGTATTATCTCAATATAGAGGAATCTCTCACTGGTCAAGATTTAAAAATAACATCTCCGTGGAATCCAATTGAAAAAACTCCTAGTATGTGCATATATGTAGATACGCAAAAGCAATGTTATATGTTTAAAGATTTTTCAACTGGTACTGGAGGAAATAAAATTAATTTAATTCAAAAGTTATTTAATTTAAATTATTCAGATTCTATAGAAAAAATGATCAAAGACTATAATGTCTTTATAAAGAGTAACACAATAGATGTATCTTTTAAAGTGGCTGCTAAATGGGAAATTGAATTAATAAAAACAAGAGACTGGAATCAAATAGATGTAAAATATTGGCTTCAATATAGAATAGGTAAAACTATGCTTGAAAAATATAATGTAGCTCCTATTGAATATTACAATATGATTAAACAGGATGATGATAAATTAAATAAAATAAAAATTCAATCATCTTCAATGTATGGGTATTATAATAAGTCTGGTGAATTATATAAAATTTACCAACCGTTTAATAAAAAACATAAGTTTCATAAAGTAGCATCTCATATTCAAGGTATAGATCAATTACAATATAATAAACCTTATTTAATAATAACATCATCTTTAAAAGATATAATGTGTTTAGATGAATTTGGATATAATGTAGAGTTAATTGCTCCAGACAGTGAAAATACAATGATAAAACCTCATATAATTGAAAATTTGAAAAATAAATATAAAAAAGTAATAACACTTTTTGATAATGATACAGCAGGAAAAAATGCTATAGATAAATATAAAGAATTATATAATCTAGATGGCACAACAATTAGCTTAAGCAAAGATCCTTCAGATGCTGTTAAAAATTATGGATGGGAAAAAGTCCATGATGAATTAAAATCTCTTCTTAAGAAGACTATACACAAATAATATGGCAAAAGAAAAAAAATGGTTTATACCAGGGAATGTTCCGTCTAGTAAAAATGGAAGACGTTGGACAGGCAAGTACTTTATAGCAAGTAAATCTACTATGAAATATAGAAAAGATACTAAATCTTTTTTTGAAAAATATGCTCCAGAATTTAAAGAAGAATTAAAAAAGCATACACTACCTGTTAAAGTCTCTTTTACTTTCATTAGAGGCAGCAAACATAAGTTTGATTATATTAATCCAGCTCAAACAACCCAAGATGATATGGTCACATATAATTGGATTGAAGATGATAATATGGAAAATATAATACCTGTATTTGAACCTTACTTATATGATAAAGTAAATCCCGGTGTAGAAATTAAAATTATTAAATCTTGACAAGTGAAGTAAAAAATGAATTAGATATTGATCTTAAAACATTTAAGAGATTACTAAAAATGATTGAATCAACTATTGAAGATAGAGATTTAGCATACGTGACTATAAAAAATATGAATATGACGGACATATATCATATGTTATTTTTAAAACTTTTATTTTTTACTGAAAGAGTATCTTATAGTGCATACTTTGATTTACCATATAATACTGAAACTTGGGAAAGTTTAACAACACATAATATAGTTAGAAATATAAGTAAAGATAAAAGTGCTTATAAAAATAATTACAAATTAATTTATAAAAAATTAATATATAATCCGAGCTTTCATCCTAATATAGATGACATAAACAAAAACAATAAAAAATGGTAGCAGACTTAGTTTCAAAAACAAGTAAAAACTTAATATTTGAAGAGCCCTTTTACGGGCTTTTTTTAGTTGGATTAAATAAATCCTTCACAGATAAAATTCCTACAGCTGGTGTCAGCAAGAATGGAATAGGCGTACAATTAACAGTAAATCCTGATTTTTTTAATTCTTTAAGTGAAAGACATAGAGTTGGTTTATTAAAACATGAATTACTTCATATAAGTTTTGGGCATTTAATTATGCGAGATATGTACAGTGATCATAAACTATTTAATATAGCAGCTGATTTAGAAATTAATCAATACATAGATAGTTCAGATCTTCCAGAAGGCGGATTAACATTTGATTCTTTTCCTGAAATAAACTTTCCTTGTAGAGCTGGAACTAAAGTATATTATAAAATGTTAGAAGAGGCCCGTCAAGATGGTTCTTGTCCAGCTTTAGATTCACTTTTAGATGAAATGGATGGTAATTCTCCATATTGTCATCCTACTTGGGATGATTTTGAGGATATCCCTGAAGCTGAAAAAAAGTTAATTCAAAAACAGATTGATCATCAAGTCAAAGAAAATGCTGACACAACAGAAAAAAGATGTGGTAGCATACCTGGAGAGTTAGCAGATCTTATTCAAAGACTAAGACATGTTGAACCTGCAAAATTTGATTGGAAAGGATATTTACGCAGATTTGTTGGAAACTCTTCTATTGTTTTTACAAAGAAGATCAGACGGAAGTATAACAAAAGATATTCAGGTAGCCCTGGTCTTAAAATTAAATTTAAAAATCACATATGTGTTGGTGTAGATACATCAGGTTCTGTAAGTCAAAATGAATTAAAAGAATTTTTTAGTGAATTGACTCACATGCATAAAACTGGACATAAAATTACAATTGTTCAATGTGATACAAAAATAAACTCAGTTAAGGATTTTAATCCTAAACAAGATTGGGAAATACATGGTAGAGGTGGGACAATATTCCAACCTGTTATAGACCATTATAATGAGTTTGGAAGATATACAGCTCTCATCTATTTTACAGATGGAGAAGCAGGAACTCCAGACAAATGTCCAAATAATACTTTATGGGTGCATAGTTCTGCATGCAGTATAAATGATGAATTACCAGGACAAAAAATACAATTAAACTAAAAACAAATTAATAAAAAAACAATTATGGCACAAGTAAATTTAAACATTGACGACCTAAAAGGATTTATGGGTCACATTATTAATAACAATAGATTTTTACAAAAAGAAGGAAAGCTTCCTGTCTCAATAGAAGTATTGGGTGAATCTGGAATTGGAAAAACATCTACAGTTAAAGAAATAGCTGAAGAACATGATTTAGATTTTGTAAAATTAAATTTAGCTCAAATTGAAGAGCTTGGTGATTTAGTTGGATTTCCAACAAGACAATTTCAAATGTATAAAGAGCAAGTTGTAAAAGTTGGTAAATCTGATGATATACAATATTCATCTCAAGCAGCTGCTTCTGAAGATTTAACAAAAATGTCACAAAATACTGTTACAAAAAAAGTTGGCCAATGGGTTAATGAACTTGCTGTAGCTGACTATTTAAAAAATGGTTATAAGATGACAGGTAAGAATAGAATGTCTTATTGTGCACCAGAATGGATTGCTGATAAAAAAGCCGGTGGTATTTTATTATTAGATGATTGGAACCGTGCAGATGTTAGATTTATTCAAGCATGTATGGAGTTAGTTGACAGACAAACATATATTTCATGGTCTCTTCCTAAAGATTGGCATATTGTATTAACAGCAAATCCAGATACTGGAGATTATATGGTTAATTCAGTTGATTCAGCACAAAAAACAAGATACATAACAGCTAATCTTCAATTTGATGTAGATGTATGGGCTCGTTGGGCAGAAGAAGCTGGGATAGATTCAAGATGTATTAACTTTTTATAATTACATCCTGAGCTTGTAACACAAGAAACAAATGCAAGAGCAATTACTACATTCTTTAATTCAATATCAAGTTTTGAAAATTTTGAAGATAATTTACCATACATTCAAATGATTGGTGAAGGATCTGTAGGTGATGAATTTGCATCAATGTTTACAGTTTTTATTAATAATAAGTTAGATAAACTTGTTACTCCAAAAGATCTATTAACTCATGATAATGAGTCTTATATTCTTGGTGAGTTAACAGGATGTGTAGGTAAAGATGATAATTATCGTGCAGACATTGCGTCAACATTAGCTACAAGATTAGCTAATTATTCAGTTGTTTATTCTAAAGAAAATACAATTACACAAAAGATCACTGATAGATTAGAAGCTCTTTGTACAAAAGATTATTTTACTAATGATCTTAAGTACTTAGTTGTAAGAACTATTTTCAACGGAAACAAGCAAAAATTTAATAAATTGATGATGAAACCAGAAATTATCAAGATGACAATAAAATAATATGGCAAATAAATCAGTATATCAAGAATACAATTTAGATGCACTTATTCACTTTGGATTGGAGGATGAGCCTATGTTTGGGCTCATCACTTCAAATCAAGTTGATGACGTGCTTATAACCCAAGATGTAACTACATATAATAAAATAAAAGATATTTTAGCAGGATCTACATTAACTTCTACTAATTTTCAATCTTATAAAAGAGCATTTATTCTACCTAAATGCCCCATATCTCAAGACAGAATTAAAGCTGCTTGTAAAGAACATAAAATAACCATTACCAATGATTATGAAGCGGCTGATTTTATAATTACACATGATGACTTTTATGAACTATTTCAACACGGTGAAAAAATTAAAATTCAAACTGTGATGTATACTTTATGGAATTATGAAGCTATGGATTCAAGTAATGGTAGAATTAATATAGTTGAAACCCATGATAAATCTGTAATATATGATGAAAAATGGACTGAACATACAAACTCTTATCATTGCAATGTAACTGATTCATTAATGGATGAATGTGGTATTCCAGGTCTTGCTATAAATTTAGCATATTTAATAGAAGCTGGTCAATTGCAAACTTTAGATTCAGAAACATTATTGCATTCTTCAGCAAATCTAATTGATCTTACTGAAGAATTGGTTAATGATTTAGAACATTGGTTAGATTCATCAGATAATGATAACATAAGTCTTGCTGGTAAAATTTTACCAACAATAAATTATACAAAACATCCTCATTTAGTATGGCATTTAGCTCAAAAAATAGGAGGTAGAATGTATAGTTTTAAAAGAGATAAAGATGTTCAATATTGGATGGACGCTGCAGATATAAATAGTCTTTATCGTACAGAAGCTCAAGAAATGGTTTTAAAGCTTGAAGAAGAAAAAAAACTTGATTCAGCATCATTTAGGTTTCTTGAAAAAATAATACGTCAAGAAATCTCCATACATAATAGAGAGTTATATACATTTAAAGTAAGTGTAAAAAAAGAATATCAAAAATATTTAAAATGAATGAACTAAAAAAAGTATATGTAATATCAATAACTATAAATAAAGAAACTACAGCTGATTTAGGTACTGGAGATTCTATTCTTTTATTAGATAGTTTGTCATATAGTACAGAATGGTTGAGAAATAACTGGCATGTAAAAAGTGAAGTTAATTATGATTTACAAGGTGTAGAGTGTTTATATGTAAATCCAGCTTCAGGAAATCATAAGGAGGATCTTTCTGTTATATCTGATAAAGCATTAAATATAACAGGTGCAGATATCCAAGATAAATTATTATACAGGTATCCAGATTTAACTTTACCAAGATCAAAAGTAGATTTATTAAAAGATAAGTATAATGTTAAAATTATAAGAGATAGAACAAAAGCTGATTATAAGATTATATCTAAAAAATATATAAATAATATGTTTCATGGTGGATGGCAATCTGTATATACTAAAAAAGCAATCAATCATTATGTTACTGATCTTAATGAGCATTTAGATTCACAAGCTAAAGCTTCATTAGAAAATTTTTTAAATAAAATTTCAGAAGATTCTTATTTTCATATATCTATTAATTATAATTGGAGTGATAATTTTGATACATTAAAGAGGGTAACTAAAGTGAGTAATATAAGTGATATAGATGTTATTAGTCGTCCTTTATATTTAACAGATGCTGTTGCATTTAAAAGTATGAGTGACAGCAATAATTTAGTTATGGATTCTCATATTTCAAAAATATGCTCTGAGGATTCTGTAGTATTAACAGAAGATCAATATAAATCTTTAAACTCTATGTTTAAATCTAAAGATATAGATAATATGGCTGTAGGCTTAGAAATGTTAGCAAACTGTAATATAGAAAAGTCTTTAGATAAAGCTGCATTATTATATTTTAAACATGCTTATTATTTAAGAAATGCTAAGAATTGGAATACTGTAAATGTTAAAACATTAAGATCTAGATTAGAGAAAGCAGGTACAAAAGATGATTATAATAGAGGAATGTATCCATATGAAAGACTGTTTAGATATTTAAAAGAAAATGATGCAATAACAGAATTTGCATATAAAGCAACAATTGTTGATATTTCTGAAACAGTATTTGCAGATATAGGATTAACTAAAAGTGATATTTTTAAATTAGATATATCAGATATCAAACTTTCAAAAGAATTTGCTGTAAAAGAAGTTGATCCTAATCAACTAAGCTTTGGAGAACTTTTGGCTGATGTACAACTTTAAGGGTAGCCATAATTGATTGTTATTGGATGTGTGCAGAAATGTACACATCCACCCTTATGTTACCGTAACAAATAGGATAAACATTAAATATCAATAATATGACAGTACACTTAAAATCAAAAATTATTAAAAATGCAATTATGAATGATCAAATAAAATCATTTTCAAAAAAAATCTATAAAAAAGATAGTAAAGGAAAAGTGCGTGTATTACACGTTTATAATAAAGGTGCTGATGTAATTCAAAATTCTGGAGTACACGGTAGTGAAAATATGATTAATCATGTTCATACTTGTGAAGGAAAAAATACTGGTAAATCTAATGAAACAACGCCTGAACAGCAAGCTATATTAGAAGCAACATCTAAAATTAAAAATAAAATGACTCAGGGTTATTTTAAAACAATTGAAGAAGCTGAAAATAATGTAGTAATTCTACCTATGTTGGCTAAAGATTATAAAAAAGAATCTCATAAAATTAAGTTTCCATGCGTTATTCAACCAAAATTAGATGGAATGAGGGCTTTATACAATAAAAAGTCAGGATTTATATCAAGAAAAGGAAAATCTATAGATACAATGAAACACATTGAAGATGCTCTTCCAAATGTTTCACAGGAACTAAATGATAATTATTTAGATGGTGAATTGTATGTACACGGTGAGTCATTTCAAGAAAACATGAGGCTTATTAAAAAAGACCGTGGTGAAGAGACTGAAAAAGTAAAGTTTTGCGTGTATGACATTGTGTTAGATATTCCTTTTATAGAAAGATTTAAAATCCTTAAAAGTTTAGCCAGTTATGTAGATGCTATTGAATTAGTCAAAACATATGTTGTAGCTGATGAAGAAGCCTTAAAACGTTTACATGGTGAATTTATATCTCAAGGATATGAAGGAACAATTGTAAGACACAGTGATGCTGGATATGCTATTAATAAAAGAGATAGTCAATTATTAAAATATAAAGATTTTATAGATATTTCTTGTAATGTAATAGATGTACTACCTTCAGATAAGAATCCAGAACAAGGTGTAGTGCACTGTGAAAATGATAAAGGTACATTTGGTTGTGGAATGAAGTTTTCTCATGCTGAACGTGAGGAGATATTAATTAATAAAGCTGATTACATTGGTAAAACTGCAGAGATAAGATTCTTTGAATATAGTGAAGATGGTATACCAAGATTTCCAGTGTGCCACGGATTTAGATTAGATAAATAATTATGATAAACTTAAAAAAAGAAGAAGAATTCTATGCTAAAGATTTTAATTTTAGCTATTCTTCTATTAACAAATTAAAATTTTCACCCTCTTTATTCTATAAAGATTATATATTACAAGATCGTGAGATTCAAACTGAAAAGCATCTTATTGAAGGCAAGCTTGTGCATTGTCTTTTATTTGAACCTGAAAATCTTAAAGACAAGTTTAATGTTGTGCCTGGGAAGAATCCTAGTGATAATATTAGAAAAGTAATGAAAGATATGGTGCTTTATACAGATGAAAAGGATTTAGATAACATTGATGATCATATAATTCTTGATTCATTAAAACATATGGATCTATATCAATCTCTTAAAACAGATGAATCTAGAATAGCTAAAATAAGAGTTGTAGATTTTAAACCTTATTGGGAATTTCTAAATAATAAAGTCATTGATGTTGTTGATAATGATACCCTAGAACGATGTAAACGTCAAGTAGAGTGTTTAGAATCCAATAAAGATGTAATGCATTTATTTAGAAGTGATCCAAAAAGTGATTTTGAATTAGATAATGTTACTACATATGCAGAAAAATATCTGCAATGTGATTTACAAAATTATAAATTTGGCTTACACGGATACATAGATTACTTTAAAGTAAATGATGAGACCGGTCAAGTTATTATTTGTGATTTAAAAACTACTGGTAAAACTATATCTGATTTTACAGAAACTATTGAGTTTTATAATTATTGGCTGCAAGCCGCTATTTATTATAAATTAGTATATGAATATATTAAATTGAATAAAACTTCAAAAAGTTATGAATATTTGTTTAAATTTGTAGTCATAGATAAATATAATCAAGTATATGTATTTGATGTTTCTGAATCTACCATGCATAGCTGGGGACAAGGGTTGAAAGCAACTTTAGATGAAGTAAATGTACATTATACTAGAAAAGATTATAGTTTACCTTATAAGTTTTTAAAACCTAATAAATTTATACTATAATATGATAAGTGCTTATACACATTATTTTCAAAAATCAAAAATTTTTTTATATCCTCTTTTAGGCATTAGCAAAGGTAAAGAGTATGTCCCAATAGAAACATACATCTGTTGGGATAAGCTTTATACTGCTGAAGATTGCAAATATATATGCATCTACAATGCAAAAAAAGATAAAAAATATAAATTATTTGAAGATAATGTGTTAAAGCATCTTGATAACTATGAATTATCATTTAGCTTAAGTGAAGATAGACATGTTTATGTTTTTGATTATTCAGAACATAAGCATGATTATGAAATGTTTATTAATGGGTATTATTCAAAATTTTCTATAAACTGCAAAAATAAAATATTAAATTATTTTGGTAAAGTGGGTAAAATTAGCAGCTATATTAAAAGTTATTTAAACCCTGAAGAATACCATGAAGTATACGCTGAAGCACTTTTAGTGCATGTAGACTTAATAAGAGAAGTTTATGAAATATGCAGCATTCCTGATATAGAAAAAGAAACTTTATTTGAAAAAATACCAGATGAAGTATTGGAACTTGAAAATAAATTAATACATTTGGAAAAAACAAATCAATAAGTATGAAAAACCAAATAGGTCAAAACATGATGTTAATTTCATCAGTTTTTAGAAATGTTAAATCATTTAGTTTAATGCCAGTCAATGATGACTGCCCATATGTTGAAGCAATGTTTGATCCTAGTTCAGGAATTATTGCTGTTATAACAAAAATTAGAAAACAATCTTTCCATATGATGCCAAGATTGGATGAGAGTGGTCAACCTCAAAGGCTTAAAGTTCCTAACAAAGAAACTGGTAAAGTTCATAAAGAACAAAGAATGACTGTAGAAACTTTTTCTGAAGTTTATATTGTAGAAAAAGAAGAAATTAAGAATTTCATTAATTTATTTGCAATTAATGCTGAATCATTTGATTATGATCAATTTCTTAACATTGAAGAGAAAGAAACTAAAAAATCTCCTCTTATATTACCAACTTAGAATTTAATCTAAACTTACAAAAAAAGGCTGTTTATTCAGCCTTTTTTTTTGTCTTAAAATTAAAAATATGAATCATTATGTAATGGATTATGAAACTTTGCGTAATTGTTTTGTGGCTGTGTTTGAACATTATAAAACTTCTGAAAGGAAGATTTTTGTCATACATGATCTACAAAATGATCTTAAAGATTTCGTTGAGTTCTTAGAACACAATAAAGAAAACAAAGAGTGGCATATATCCTATAATGGTTTAGCCTTTGATGCCCAAGTCACTCACCATATAATGAATAATGCTCAATTATGGGAGAACATGTCTGGATGTGCAATAAGTGAAGCTATTTATGCATTTGCTCAAGAAACAATAGCTAGACAAAATAGAAGAGAGTTTGGAGTTTATGCACCATGGCATATGACAATAGGTCAAATTGATTTATTTAAAATGCATCATTGGGATAATCCGGCTAAAAGATCTAGCCTTAAATGGATTCAATATAGTATGGATTGGGAAAATATGCAAGAAATGCCTATTGACCATACTACACCAATTGAAACCCAAGAAGAGTTAGATATGATTATTGGTTATTGCATTAATGATGTAACTTCTACTAAAGAGATTTATAATAGATCTCAATCACAAATTAAATTACGTAAAGAGTTGACCTCTGAGTATAATATTAATTTATTTAGTGCTTCTGAACCAAAA